TACAGAGCCACAAAGCCGCGTATGGGTGGATATCGATGAAATTGAAATTGATGATCATGCGCATGACTGGGATCGTGAGTATCGTGAGTGTTTTCACGAAGCCGTAGAGTGGGCAATTATTCGCTTTAAGGGGCTAAACAAATGAAAGTTAAAGTAACGTATGACCCCAAGCCCGTACCATTTTGCAATTTTGATTACGAGGCTTACGTCGACAGTTGGGATCTTGGCGATCCTTTGGGTTATGGCTCTACCCAGGAAGAGGCCATTCAGCATTTGCTTGATCAACTAGAAGGAAGTGAAAATGAGACCGTTGAAGTGGTTTAGAAAACGAGTGGCAACTAGGATGCCATTGTCTGCCGAGCTTATCATAGACATGTTGGTGCAGCACAATGGCATTAACATCATGTCGGCTATTTCATTAGCTGTGGACACGCATAAAATCACATCCCGTAGCACTGCGCATTCATCGCTTATGTGGCTACGTGAGCATGGGTATTTATCCGTTAAGGATGGCAAAGACAACCGCCAAAAGTTCTACAGCCTTACTAGCAAGGCGCATAGGTACTTAGGCACAGTTGAAGGAGTAAACCAATGAAAGACACAAGAGAAATTGCAGACGCGGATTACGCTAAGGGATATGTTGATTGGCATATCAAGACAGGCGGCTTTGCGCGGGACATGACCATGCGTGACCACTACGCAGGACTTGCTATGCAAGGGGTTTTGGTGGACGAAGCAATACATGAAGATTCAGACCATGCCGCAGAGTGGCTAGAGAAAATCTCAAAAGCTTCATATGAAATGGCAGATGCCATGCTCAAGGAGAGAAACAAATGAATTGCTGTGATTATGGTAAATGCACCAACGGCCCTGATTGCCCAGTACGGAAGCAGAGGATAAAGGAAGTTAACGATGCCTATGCCAATGGTTACAACGATGCAAGGCTGGATGACCCGTATGAAGATGTTTTTGGGACGTTTCGGGCGCTGGTAATTGTATTGGCAGTGTGCATCGCCGTGACGCTACTGTCTTATGTATTGTGGGGGAAGACATGAACATCATTGAACTAGCACAGGAATGCCAACTAATTGGAATGCGTCCGCATTTGGATGGCATCTATCAAGCAGCACTTGAGCAGTTTGCCAAATTGGTAGCAGCACAGGAGCGTGAGGAATGCGCTAAGTTGGCAGAAACAACTGTATGCGACGTTCATTTACCAACCGGCACAAAAATATATGGAAGCAGAGTAGCGACCGCTATCCGAGCAAGGGGAACAACATGAGCAAGATGACCCTGTGGTTTCCCCCGCACATCAAGCCTTGTCGTACTGGCGTGTACGAAGTTAAGTTCACGCCAAAAAATTCTTCAGAGTCTTATATGTATGCGGCATGGAATGGCAAGAGATGGTCGCGGGTTGCTACTTACGAAGAAATGAAAAGTTTCCACTCAAACTTTGATGCTTTGCAAAACAAGTATTGGCGCGGTTTTAAGGAGAAACAAACATGACTGATACACAATTATGTTTGCTTCTTGCAGCTATTTGGGTAGCTCCACACGCTGGCCCACGGCATTCATTTGCGATGGGATTTCTGTTTTTGTTTTTTGTAATTTATGCGGGGTGGTTCAAATGACAGGATTTGACAGCAAAAGAAAAGCGGCCCTTGATGAAGAGGGTATGTACCTTGTGCATCACACAGCACAGCAAGATGCAACTATGCAAAGTTTGAAAGACTTGAAGCGTGCGGTGTGCTATGAGGTGGGTAAAGCCGCTTTTGCACAGCCAGCGCAGGAGCCTGAACAATCTGAATGGAAGTGCTACCTGTTTGGTAACACGCCACAAGACAACCAAGGCATTGTTTGGATTCCCCGCAAAGGGCAAGAGCCGAATCGGTTTGTGCGCTGGATGATGAAAGTGTGTTTTGCCTGCACTTGGGAGAAGAACAATGGATAAACCAGTAGCTTGGCTTGAACCTGAGTGGGGCGAGAAGATATGCCCCGAAGTTGGGTACGAAGTAACGATGCTAGATGACCACCCGAGGGACTTGTGCTGGATACCGCTTGTTGCACAGCGCCCGTGGGTTGACCTGACGGATGAGGAGATTCAAGACTGCGACCCGCACGAGGATTGCTGGCACTTGTTTAAGATTGCCCGCGCAGTGCTGGCTAAATCAAAGGAGAAGAACACATGATTGAAGAAGTATTGGTAGAAGGATTTGAATCAAGGCCGACTGGTAGTATTGGTGTCAAGATAACAAAGGAAAAAATTAAGTTTTCTTCTAGTAATGGATTTGGGCGTTTACTGACAAGCCCATTGATTACAGACAACGGGCAAACAGTTGGTGAGCGCAATAGGGCTTGTCTTCATGCAAAACTAGACGCATGGCTCGACGGAACTTTTGAGGAGAAGAACGCATGAGTCTTGAAGAAAAGCTTGAAGTGATTGCATTACTTGAAGTTAGTTATCAACAAGGCTGGGACAATGCATTGTCTAAAGTGGCTAATGGCGTACTAAACATGAAAGCATTTCCTGACGATACAACATCATCGTTTGCCATTTTTATTCAACAACACAAAGGCAAGTATGAAAGACCCACAATTACTAGCTGAATACGTAGCAGGCTTTGATGACGGATGTGACTACGTCATTCATGAGATTAAACGCATTCAACGCAATCAAGGTGATGACCTTGTCATTGCCGACGTTATTGCGCAATTACTTAAACTAAAAACTTCATCAGAACATGTACAACACATCCAATAAATACGAGCCACCTACATGGCTGTGGCTTACCATATACGCACTTTGCATAACAGTTACACTCTTAGACTTATTTATTTGGAGACCGTAATGCTTATATCAATTCTTATACTATCATGCTTAATGACCCTAGGTGCACTTACATTAGTGTTTGTAATTCTTCTTTGCTTTCACATAGGACTAGAAATTCTATGAAATCACATCATCCTTTAATACGCCGTTTGCTACAACAGTATCACGACGGTTTAACAACCACAATGCTGGCAGAGCGACTTGATGTATCTCGCGAAACCATGCATCGGTCATTACGCGCAATGCCGGATGTCTATATAGATCGCTGGACGGCGCCTAAGCTGCAAGCACCGTCTGAAATCGTATGGTGTGTTGTTGTAGTGCCTGAAGATTGCCCTAAACCTACCAAAAAACTGAAAGTAAAAAATGACAAATGACATATACTTCAAAGTGCTACAGTTTCGCAATAAGCTAAACTTGCCGGTATCACATCAACCGCAATTACTAGAGCCTGTTCACATCAGCTTCTATGCGCGGTTTCTAATGGAAGAGCTAAGCGAGTTGCTTAAGGCTCATGAAAAAGGTGACTTGGTCGATGCTGCCGATGCCATTGCCGATCTTGCCTATGTCACCATGGGCTGTGCCCATCATATGGGGCTACCATTGCCAGAGATTCTAGACATTGTGCATGATTGCAATATGAAAAAAGTCCCTGGCGCCACTAGTCGAGGCACACAGCAGGATGCTACTAAGCCTGCAGGATGGACTGGGCCTGAAGATGCCATTGCTTTACTTTTATTTGAAAAAAGTCGAAAATAAGTGTTTACTAGCCAAAAAACCTAGTACAATGCCTTTGTTTACTTCGGTAAACACCTAAACTTCTTAACTACTAAAAGGCTAAAATGTCAAAAGTTCAAACTTATACAAAGCAGCAGGCTATCGAAGAAATCATCGAGGATCTTAAAGACTCTGGCGATGTTCATGAATATTTCGAAGACATGTGCCGCGGTGAAATGACACCAGTGTGCCAATGGTCTACCGAGCAAATGGTAGAACACTTCGAATACAAAGATGTTTACATCAAAATCAAAGGCTAAATCATGAACATCTTCTATCTACACCATTTGCCACAAATTGCAGCACAGATGCATTGCGATAAGCATGTTGTCAAAATGATAATTGAGTCTTGCCAATTACTGGCTACGGCTCATCATGAACATGGCAACGGCCACAATGTTACTTACAAGCCTACACATAAAAACCATCCATCGGCAATCTGGACTCGTGGTAGTGCCGAGCAGTATGCTTGGGTGCAAAAGTTGGCAGTGCATTTGTGCAAAGAATACACTCATAGGTATGGCAAAATACACAAATGTCTTGCCATGCTACAAGGTGAGCTTAAAAACCCACCGCTTGCAATTGCTGACAACTACCGTTGGACTAATCCTCCACAATGCATGCCTGATGAAAGCAAGCATTACGACACCGTAATAGCTTACCGTCAGTACTACCAAACAAAAGACAGCACATGGGCACGTACTTATTACCGCGGTAATGGTCAACAGCCTAACTGGATGGGAGCTGCTTATGCCTAGATCAGGAGTTAAATGGGATCATAGATATTTGAACATGGCTAGGCAGGTTGCCTCATGGTCAAAAGACCCATCCACTAAATGCGGTGCTGTTATCGTAAGCTCTGACAATGCAATTGTGAGCCTAGGCTTTAACGGTTTTCCGCCTAATGTTAAAGACCATGCTGACCGCTTAAATGACCGTGAAACTAAGCTTATGATGACATTGCACGCCGAGACCAATGCTATACTTTTTGCCAACCAACCGCTTAAAGATTGCACAATGTACACATGGCCAATGCAGGCATGCAGTCAATGCGCTGCTATGATGATACAAGCCGGCATTACACAGCATGTATCGGTTATGAATGAAAATGACCGATGGGCTAAGTCATGGGAATTAGCAGACCTTATGCTTAATGAAGCCGGCATTACTCAATACCACTACCACCCTTCTTTTTTAGAGCGCAACTATGAATCTATCTGAAATAATCAACAAACTCGTTGAGGTAAGAGCCCAACGAACTGAGCTATCCAAGAAAGATGAAGACTTTGGTAAGCAAATTGCAACACTAGAGCGCGATCTTATGCATGCCATGAATGAGGCAGGCACAATGAAAGCGGCGTCTGATCTTGGCCATTCGGTTTCAATGAACAAGAACAAACACCCAACCATTACGGATTGGGACAAGTTTTATGCATATGTTACAACTACAAACAGTTTTGACTTATTGCATAAAAGGCTCAGCAGTACTGCATTTAAGGACCGCTGGGAAGCAGGTGAAGAGATACCCGGCTCTTCCATTGCTGAGATATGGGGCATTTCAATCACTAAGTCACGTAAATAGGAGTTTCTAAAATGGCTAAACCTGAAAATCAACTGGCATTGTTCGAAAACGAACTGGAAAAGCTGGCCGCGGCAAGCATGGTGGCAGAACGTAGTACCGTAGGTACTCAGTTTCTTAGCACCAAAAGCGGTGTGTTAACCTATCGGGATAACCCGATTGCCAATAACCAAATTGAAGTGGTTATCTTAAGCAGCCCTGTCGAGCGGCTGTACTACACAACCCGGTATGACCCAACGAAGCCTGCAGGTCCGGTATGTTTTGCGCTTGGCTCAACCATGTCAGACTTAAAGCCTAATGTAAATGCAACTGAAAAGCAATTTGCCGCTTGTGCAGGTTGCCCTAAAGACCAATGGGGCAGTTCTGCTAATGGTGGCAAAGGCAAGGCATGCGCTGAAAAGCGTAGGCTGTTAATTATGACAGCTGATACCGTTAACTCGGTTGAGGCAGTAAATGCAGGTGAAGTGGCAGCACTTCGCACGCCGGTTACAAGTGTTCGCGGCTTTGCCACTTACTTGCAAAAGATTGCAAGTACTACTAAACGGCCGTTGTCGGCTGTTGTCACACGCATTAGTGTAGTGCCGGATGCTAAGACACAGTTTAAAGTTAACTTTGACTTTGTTCGCACTATTGACGACATTGATGTTGTGCGCGCTTTAATCGCTCGCAGTGAGAAAGAACTGGCCAATGCAATTGCAACAGCCGGTGTTGAAGAAGATGCTGATGCCCCGGTGACAGCAGAAAAGTCGAGCAAGTACTAGCATGATGGATCCAATCTTCCTTGACTTTGAGTCAGAGGCGATTGGTCCACGTCCCCATGAGTATCCGCCTAAGCCAGTTGGCTTGGCGGTGCTTGACAGGACAGGACAATTCAAGTCTGGCTACTTTGCATTTGCGCATGATAGTAATAACAACACC